CACGCAGCTCTAACGGCTCGATCACGCGTGGAGGAGCGAGCGTGAGCAATATTGTGGCGGCGGGCCATGGGGCACGGACAGCATCCCATCTGTCGTCCAGAGCATTCTCTGGGGTTTTTTCATCGGCTGTAACGGCCTCTTCTTCGTGATCGTGAGCCACGCGCACAAGCCGCATTTTCGACTTGGGACGCTGATTGGAATCGTCTTCATCGTTATGGCAATATACACGGCGATAAGCGGGTGCATCAAGGCTTCGAATTACAGAGCCCCGCATGAAAGATATCAAAGCCTTCGCGACGACCTGATCGCCAAGCTCGGCGCCGCCTAGCTGTTTCGGCCCCGTTTGCCTTGCAGAGCACGTGCCTGCGGCGGTGCAGCGTTGCTTTTTTTGCGGTTTCTCCCGCTGTGAGGATTTTTGGCGACGTGTGGCGAACAATCTGTGGGCGCGCCCCAATTGGGGCTTTGCCGGGGACTTGACAGTCAGCGGGAGATCGAAATGTCGGTAGGAGTAGGAATACTGGGCTTTGCGCACGGGCATGTTAACAGCTACTGCCAGAATTGGCGGGAGCGGCCGGAGCTGGGCGTGAACGTAGTGGCGGGTTGGGACCACGATGCCGGGCGATTGCAAAACGCAGCGGCGGCTTATGGTCTTCGCGCATTTTCCGATGTGGCGGAGCTGCTTGACGATCCCGAGGTGCAGGCTGTGGTGGTGTCCGCAGAGACGTCGCTTCATGCCGATCTGGTGGAAAAGGCCGCTGACGCTGGAAAAGCCGTGATCCTCCAAAAGCCCATTGCGCTCACGATGCCAGAAGCTGATCGCGTTGTGGCCGCAGTCGAGCGCAACAACACGCGCTTCACCATGGCTTGGCAGATGCGCGTCGACCCGCAGAACGTCAAAATAAAGGAACTGATTGATTCGCAAATCCTGGGACGCGTGTTCATGGTGCGGCGCAGGCACACTCTTTCAACGCATCTGTGGCACAATTTCGCCCAAACATGGCACGCCAAGGCGGAGCTTAATCGCGACATCTTTGCCGATGACGCCGCGCATGCCGTAGACTTCATCTTGTGGCTGCTCGGAGAGCCCGAGACGGTAACGGCAGAGCTTGTCACTCTGCGCGATCCGCACGTTCCGAATGACAATGGAATTGCCGTCTTTCGCTATCGCGGCGGCCCACTTGCCGAAGTAGTCGGGTCGTTTGTTTGCCCTGCGGGAGAGAACACGACCGAAGTGACCGCCGAACGAGGAAACATCGTCCAGAACTACGGAGATTTGCCCACTTGCTCGGTGCCGCGGCCAGCCGATGCGCCTGGCCTCAAATGGTACAGCGTCGATTCTCAGGCATGGACGTTGAGCGATATCCCGTCACCGAACAACCAGGGTGTGAGGATCGGCGCGCTCTCAGAGCCATTGGCGGACTTCCTGAACGGCAGACGGGCGCCGATCGCCACTGCGAACGAGGGCCGAGCCACGCTGAGAGTGATTCTGGCCTGCTACGTCTCGTCGCAGGAGGGGAGACGCGTTCGGCTCGACGATCCGGCGATCAACCTGATTTGAGCACGAATGGCCGGTTGCCGAGGATATTTCAAACGCCTTCGCCAATGCGCACGTGAGCGGTAGGTTCACACACTTTTTCATTTACGTCAACAACTAGGAAAGCAAGGAAAACTATGCCCTATACAGCAGATTCTAATCGGTACAACACGATGACGTACGCACGCTCCGGCAAGAGCGGGCTACTTCTCCCTAAGATCGCTCTTGGCCTCTGGCAAAACTTCGGCGACACCTATCTCTATTCGAATGCGCATGATGTTGTTTTGCGGTCATTCGATCTCGGTATCACTCATTTCGACCTTGCGAACAACTACGGCCCGCCTGCTGGCACTGCGGAGACGACGTTTGGGCGCATCTTGCGCGAAGACCTGGCGCCGTATCGCGACGAACTGGTGATTTCGACGAAGGCCGGCTATTATATGTGGCCCGGGCCCTATGGCGACTGGGGAAGCCGAAAATATCTCACCGCCAGCCTTGATCAGAGCCTGCGCCGCATGGGGCTCGATTATGTCGACATTTTCTACCACCATCGGCCAGATCCCAACACACCTCTTGAAGAGACGATGGGTGCTTTGGACCACGCGGTAAGGTCTGGCAAGGCCATGTACGCGGGCATCTCGAACTACAGCCCCGAGCAGACCCGAAATGCGGCCCGCATTCTCCGCGAGCTTGGAACCCCCTGCGTGATTCATCAACCGTCGTACAACATGTTCAACCGATGGGTTGAAGACGGCTTGCTGAAAACGGTGGGAGAAGAGGGAATCGGTTGCATCGTCTTTTCGCCGCTGGCTCAGGGCTTGCTGACGAACCGGTACCTCAGTGGGACACCGGCCGATTCGCGGATCGGCCATGGCAGCGCATTCCTCAACGAATCCGCTCTCAGCCAAGACAAAATCAGCCGCGTGAAGCAGCTTAATGCGATCGCGGAAGCGCGAGGGCAGTCCCTGGCGCAGATGGCGGTGACATGGATTCTGCGCAATCCTGAGATCACCACCGTGTTGATCGGTGCAAGCAAGGTCGCACAAGTGGAAGAGCTGGTAGGCGGCCTGGGTTTTGCAGCGCTATCGGCGGATGAGCTGGCGAAAATTGACGCGATACTCAAGGCATGATGTCAATTACGTCAAAACTCTGACTTGACCCTCACATAACTGACGTCGCCCGTGGCAATGCCTTTCTCGTCGACATTGCCACGGGACACATGAAACCCATAAATCGCATGAGCAAGGGAACTGCGGCAGTTGTTCACGCGGCAAGCATGCGCCCTCATGCGAGGAAAGTCACGGCAGAAGCGTGAGATGGCTGGCGACGGGAGCGGATTTGGGCACACTGCCGCTCGAATCGGCGTTGCGCCGAACAACTCCGGTCGTGCCGTCGGCATGGGCCAGGTTCAGTTCCGTCAGGCCGCGGTTGTTCTCGATCACGATTCCGGCCGCGCGCGCCGGAGCAATGATGACGAACGGCATGCCAGGGGCGGCCAATTGGTTGTCGCGGTAAATGATCGTGCCCGTGACAGGGCCGGTGTAATCCTTGGGAGTGGCCCAGGCTGGAAGGGCGGTTTCCATGGATGCGCCCTGTTTGACTATCGTGTTGTCGAGCACCTGATAGTGCCATCCGGGCATTGGCGCATCGGCCCAGTCGACCACATTGACCTTGGTGCCCGACACCCCGATTCTATTTCCTGCCAAGATCACGTCGTGGGTCCCAAAGTACGTTTGAAGCAGCGGGTCGTTTCCAAAGTCGTTGTCGACGAAGATCGCTTTGCCGAGGTAGTTGGTGATTCCGATCCATGACGTCGAATCCGGTTCGACTTCCCAGGGCTTGTCAATATCGATCTGCGTTGCGGAAGTCGTGGCTGTGGACGTTACCCAGCGCCATTGGCCAGCCCCCTTGCCATCAATGATGCAGACGGCCGCTCCGGGGACACATGGCGGATGATTGTAAATGTCTGCCGCATGGGTCGGCCCTGCAAGCGTAAGGTGCGTCCCATCCACCGCCGCGATCTTGCCGCAGTATGTGTCGGTCTGGCCATCGAACGTCATTCCTATTGATCCGTCAGGCACGTCCGCTTCCTCGCGCGTCGACGAGTTGTGCGCATAGTAGAAGTCACACGCATTGGTGCTGTCGTAGCCGGCGTACCAAATTCCGGGGTTGTCGTTCATTGCCTTTGTGAAGCCGTTTCCCGCCCACGTCCCAGCCATTATCTCCTTGTTGTGCTCAAAGATCATATGGCTGTGATCCCGCTGCAGACAGATCGGCGTGCTGCGCCAACGCAACGTGTTTCCGGTGCATCGGATATAGTGGATATCGCGATAGTAGCCGTAGATGTCGGACCTCGCGTCAAGATAGCAGTCGTTGACTTGCAGGTTCTTTGTAAAAGACACCTGAATCGCTGCCGCATCCGCATCTGGTCCCTGCCGGGGCACGGTCACGGAGATGCGGCTAAAATGCGACGGCATGGTGGACGATTCGCGCAGGATCGCACGTCCCCCATATGTCGGGCTTGCAACGATTGCGAGATCTTCCAGCGAAAAGCTTGCACGCCTGTCCCCGTTTGAATCGGGATTCTGATAACTCTCTCCTGCGACCAGCGGCAACGGCTTGCCCTGTTGGTCCGACGGATCGGCTGTCCACCGGAGAACCGTCGATCTCAGTCCCGCGCCGCGCAGCAACGTCATGTTCGGCAGGAGAAGAGGCTTTGTCAGCGTGTAAGATCCGGCGGGAACAGCGAGTATCCCCCCGCCGTTGGCCTTGATCTTTGCGATGGCCGAAGCAAACCTGGTGTCTGTGTCCGCGCCAGTTTCCGTTCCGAGAGCGAATATCTTCTGCGACCATGCCGGCGATGTTCGGATGGTGATTGTGTCAATGGGGCTTTTCAGGTATGTCTGGACATGAACCCAGCCCGCCGTCCCACCGTGTCCGTTGTGAACATACAGCGAATAGGTGCCGAGGGGCAGTTTTTTCGGCAGGTCGAAGTATTGTCCGTAGCCGTTGGCGTCGACCGACGATCGCGCGGAGACGACGGCGACAGTCTTGTTCCCGGAAACAAGTGCCAGCAGCGGGGATCGCGTGCCTGAAAGGCCGATACAGGTGCCGAAAACCCCAATCCAACCGCCTGGAGACGCGGTGTCTCCAAGATCTCCTTGAAAGAACCACGGATCGGGCGCATTCAACAGCCGCGTCTGGCTGCTGCCGTCATCCGATTGAACCGCATACGCGTACACGCCCGCCAACTTCTCTGGCGGCAACGCGAACTCAACGTTGCGATCGGTGATCATGGCCGGCGTGATCTTTGCCCATCCAGCGCCTTGGCCAAAACGCGGCAAGCTCGCCTCCTGCGCCACGTTCGGTCGTCCCGGATCGCTGTCGGGGAGACGCATGAGAGCAACGGACGTGCTCGGTGCGAAATACTCCCCCGCGAGCGCCACCGTTTCAGCCGGACGTACAGGCTGTGACGCCCAGAAAATCGTCGGTGCCGGTGCTGTGGACACAGCGTAGACAGAAGCGGTGCCAACACAGAAAACAACAAGCGCCACGCTGCTTAGGCGTCTGAGCGCACGAAATAACACGGCGGACGGTGGCAACGATGCCGAAAGCAGGTTCATGCTTAAACCTGTTCCCGGCAAAGAGCCAAATATCCTACGGTCTGTCGGAGAATTTGGAGATGATTGATGTCTGGCAGCGTCCGCGCGCTCGATCAGTGTTTGTGCTCGTGGGAATGTGAGTGGACATGGGCGTGATGGGGCTCGAGTGCGCAGTACAGGTCCGTGACTTCGGTCATTTCGCAGTCGCTTTCGACTTCGGTTTGGATTGTGGCATGGCCTATTTGGAAGTCCCGAGCCAGTGTCTCGTTGATTTGTCTGACGATGTTCGCGCTTTGGGGCATTGTGCTGCCCTCGGGAAGGCCCACATGGCAACTGAGCATTCTTACACCGTCTCCCACTGACCAGACATGCATGTCGTGCACATTGCGTACCTGTGGAACGCTCTTTATGGCATGGATAACCGCTTCGACGTCCACGTCTCTTGGTGTGCTCTCCATCAGAATAAGGCCGGCGTCTCGAATGATGGTCCACGATGACACGAAAATGAAGACAGCGATCAAGATCGAGACGACTGGGTCAGCAGCCAGCCAGTGCGTGTAATGAACGATGATGCCGGCCACGACCACGGCAAAGCTGGACATGGCATCGCCTGCCATGTGCAAGAAGGCTGCGCGGCTGTTGATGCTGTGCTTGGCGTCACCTGAAAGCGCTGCAGCGATGCCGGTGTTCATCACTACCGCGATGGCGGCGACCGCAATCATAATGGCAGAGTGGATCGCAACGGGGTGCTGTAGGCGATATATCGCACCGGTGCCGATCAGCACGGCGATCACAACAAGGGTCAATGCGTTGAAAAGCGCAGTAAGTATGGCCACACGATGGAAGCCGTAGGTATGGCGCGCCGTTGCCGGCCGTTGCGCCATCCACAGCGCATAGGCTGCCAATGCCAGTGCCAGTGCGTCGCTAAAGTTGTGGCCCGCGTCCGAAACAAGGGCGAGCGAATGGGAAACGACGCCTGAGACGGCCTCGATCAGCGTAAACCCCAAGGTCACCCCTAGGGAAGCCCATAGCGCTTTCCCACTCGTTGCACCGTGAACGTGTCCCGCCATTACACAGCATTGTACCCTTAGGCTGAGCCTTCACCCTTTCCACGCCAATTGCTTTCGGCGGGCGAAGCCAACGCGATGCCGGCGCGTGATGGATGGGGTTTACCGATACCGAGCCAAGGCCGGAAAGCTAAACGATCAACCTTCGGACGATATTTGAGCGATCGCGCTTAACAACGTGGTGACTAGTTCGTCGCTTTCGCCAGACTTCGCGTCAAGCGCGTCCATCATCCGCGGGAGCAGCGCGCCGAGCGATTCGCCGAGCAGCTTTTCGCAGACATTGTTCAGGATGCGCGCGGCCATCAGTTCGCGACCGGTAGTCGGCACATAGAACGGCGTCCGCTGATCGTTCTTCTGACATTCCAACAGGCCCTTGTCGGTCATTCGCCGAAGTGTCGTTGCAATGGTTGCAAATGCGGCCGGCTCCTGTCCAAGCGCTCGTCGCTTGTAGAGAGAACGTTCCATGACGTCCATTCCACTGGCGGGCCTGCCGATTTCCCAAAGGACGCCCAATAACTCGGCCTCTAAACTGCCGAGAGACGTCACTTCTTCGCCAGACAAGCGCGTCGAAGCTTCGCGCCCTCGAGTGCGAGCGGGGCCGATTCCTGCATACTTGAGCCATTGTACGCCGTTAAGCGATTGATCTGAATCTGTGGTGGGTACTGCGCGGTTTTTTGAAAGTGTAGCGTTTTTGTTCGCCATGAGGGGGGATCCTTTCGGGCCTATCGACTAAGCGTCGTTTGGCACCGAATCCGTGATACGTTTCATTAAGGAATTCTACGCAAGTAATTGCGGTTAGAATTTATTATATCACACGTATCGCGGTAGGGAAAGCAGCAGGCGGATTACCGGCAAAAGAGTCCGCGCACACGACGATTGTTGCGCTTTTTGAAGGCTATCTGGTTTGGGGGCTCGTGCGGACAATGGCCGTGCAACCTGGCAAATGGTGCCGAGATGTGTTGAAGAGCGGAAGGCTCATCGTGGACAGCAGCAAGAGCGCACCGACGACCAGCGCCACGGGCACCTGCCAAGGTGCTCTCTCGTTACCGTTTGTTCCATACGCCCGGACGTTAAATCCAATATGCGAAATCAATGTCGTCGATGCAGTCATAACAATTCCTATCAGTCTAACAGTGCGCTGACGTTGGCTTGTTCCATGTCTGGCTTTCGATTGTCCCAGTATAAATACGGGTTATTGTTAGCAAGTGCCGAAGTCTTCCTGAACCATTGGTTTTAGATGGCTGCACCATGAAAAAATAATCTTGAAATAAGTTCACTCTCTATTGACTCATACGAACATGCGTGCTATACTTGGTGTATATCAATTCATTGGCACGGACGGTATTGCCAAATAACCCGTCACAGCAGCCGCGCTTGCGGAGTATTGAGATAATTACGAGTCGAAGGCGACGGAGCTGTCGGCACACCCACGTGACTGTAGGTGAGTGCCGGCATTATTTTTTTGTCTGCGGAAGGGTGAGGACGATGGAAACCAAGAGAGTGCAGTCTTGGGACGAGCTTTATCAAATGGGCGTACATCCGAAGATTGCGGCGCAGCAGCGCGGGTGTTCGATGCGAACCGCGTTTCGAGCAATGGCGGCTGCGCATAGGAAATCCGTGCAGATCAATGCTCTGAACGCCGCTGCGCGTTCCGTGCGAATCATGGAGATCTCGCGCGTTTGCGATCAGAGCAACTGGCCTCGCGAGTTTCGGGAAATGGCGGATCGAATCGCTCGAGAGGGACCGTCGCGAGTGCCGGATTCCGACAGGGATGCGGTGCTCAGGGGATTGCCGCGCGGATTCGTTGCCGGTCGGTAGTTGCTCACAGGTTTTCAGTTGAACAAACGGGGATGAATCATGACGATGACTGGAACAAAGCTCAGTGATTTTAGTGAAGAACCGAATACCGTCGACTTGGATGCCGAACGACAGCGAGAGCTGAAGACTCTTAACAATGTCGAGAAAGAGGTCGAGAAGAGCCTTGCCCAGGGAGACTTGGCTGCTGCTCGGATCATGGTGCAAATTTCACAGAGCCGCCGAAAGCTGCTCGGATTGGACCGTAAGCCTGAAAAGGCCGATGGAAAGAACGGGGACAAGATGCTCGCCGAGGTGCGGGCGTTCTTTCGAAACGCGGATGGCGATGACGAGGATTAGGGGGCTTGAGTTCGCCAAACTGGCATGGAACTGGGAGCCGCATTCGCCCGGCCAGCGCGATTGGATACTTTGCAACGCGCGGATCAAGGTGGCCGCATGTGGACGGCGATGGGGGAAAAGCGAGAGCACGGCAATCGACATAGCTCTGTATGCCGCTGAGCACAGCGGAACTACTCAGATCGTAGTTGCCCCGACGCACGACCAGACGACGATCATACTGGATGAAGTCCGGCGACGGCTGCATCAAGTGGTCGGCTCAGACTTTTGGCTGGAAGACAAGCGCTCGCCGTATCCGCTGTTGCGCTTCGGCAGGGATGGGCCAAGAGCGTTGCCAACCACGGTGTTCGGGAGAACGGCGGGGCTCGACGGAAGAGGGCTGCGTGGGAGATCGGCACATCGGGTGATTGTGGACGAGGCCGCGTACGTGCCCGACCCCGTTATGGACAGTGTCATCACACCGCTCCTGGCAGACCGGGATGGCAAACTGATCTTGATATCGACGCCGGCTGGACGGAACCACTTTTGGCGGAGTTTTCTGCTTGGACGGGACAATGTCCAGTCGCGATGCCGGTCGTTTCAGTTTCCCAGCTCGGCCAATCCCTTTTTGTCTCGCGACTATTTGGCGCACGAGCAGGCTGTAAAGCCCGAAAGGACGTTTCGCGTGGAGTACCTTGCAGAGTTTGCCGACGCGGAAGGCACGGTGTTTCGGAATGTCAAGGAATGCTGTTCGGGCACATGGCAAGAGCCCTTTCCACAACATGTGTATGTTGGCGGCCTCGATCTTGCGCGACTGTCCGATTATTCCGTGCTCACTATCATTGACCGCCAAAACAACAGGGTGGTTCACCAGGAACGGTTTCAACGGATCTCGTGGCCACAACAGCGCGAACGTGTGCGGCTGGCCCTAAGGCGATACAACGGCGCAGAGGCTCTGGTGGAAGCCAACAGCGTTGGCGATCCCACGATAGACGACCTACGGCGCGAAGGCGCTCTTGTTCGCGGGTTCTCGACTACCGCGCAGACCAAGCGAGACCTTATCGACGCCTTGGCGGTGGCATTCGAGAACGGTGCAATCGCGCTTCCGGCCGAGGTGTACTGCAAGCCGATGATCGACGAGCTGCTCGAATATGCCTACGACCTTTCGCCCAGTGGCATGTTACGGTCGTCGGCGCCGGCAGGCGGGCATGACGATATCGTGATGTCCCTTGCGCTCGCATGGCATATGGCGCACAAGGTGACGCAACGGGCGGTGCGCACGGCGGGCCGCCGGTACACGTGACATAGGGGAGGAAACCAATTTTGAATCCATTGATCAACACGTCGACCCCGTCTCCGGGAGCAGCGGTTGCAGCGTTGCTGGGGTTGGAGAGCTTTGCGTATTACCACGGTTACCCTTACCCGGAGTTTGCCTTTGGGCCTCAGCAGTGGCCGCGAGACAACGGGCCGTTGCCAACTCCGTTGCCCTATGCGCGGATTCTGATTGACGAGGGTGCCGAGTTTCTGTTTCGGGGCGGCCCACCGAGGTTCACGGCACCTGGCTCGCAAGCCGCGCAGGCTATCATCGACCAAGTGATTCGAGACAACTCACTCGGCGCACGGTGGCTGTCGCTGGCGCGGTCGGCAGGAAACTGCGGCACGGTTGCCGCGAAGTTCGGCCTGTGGCGGGACGTCCATGGGGCTGAGCGCGTGAAGGTGTCGTTCTTGACCGCACCAGAGGAGTGCCGGGTATGGACCGATGCCCATGACTACACGCACATAACGATGGCGCGCGTTCAATATCCGTTCCGAGACCGTAAAACGAACACATGGTCGCTCTTCCGAGAGGAGTGGACAGATGACGAATGGGTTGAGTTTGAGCCGCTGTCCGTTTCGTCGGCTGGCATGCCATTGTCCTGGCGCGAGGAGCAAGACGATTGCGATCAGTGGCGCATCGCGAAAATCCGAGAGAACCCCTTTGGCGTGATCCCGATCACGTTGATTCGCAATCGACAGGTTGAGGGATCGCCGCTTGGCGTGGGCGATTGCTGGGGCGTGTTCCGAATCATGGACCGCGTTGCGCTGACGATGCACGGGCAGGATCGCTCCAATCAGCTTCACTCGGATCCCATTCGCGTGGTGAAGAACGCGGACCTCGAAAACCAGGGGCCGCTTTTGCCAGGAGAGGCGATCTCGGTGCGAAACAGCGACGGCAGCGGGGTTGCGGCAGATTTTGAGCTTGTAGAGCCGTCAGGCGCGGCCAGGCAGTATGTGCAGGCCTATGTGGAAAAGATGGAAGACCTGCTCTATCGCGCGGTAGGGATCTCGAAGGTGGACACCGCATCCATTGCCAATCGTGGGAACCTCACGCGGCTGGCGTTCCTAATGACCTACGCGCGCACCATTTCGACAACGGATCGCAAGCGGCAGGCTTGGGGCCCGGACGGCCTTGGCATGTTTTTCGGGACGATGCTCTGCGGGCTGAACCGCGCCGGATATGCGGACGCACGCGGGGACGTGGGCGACGCGGAAGTGATCGTGCAATGGCCGGACTACTTTGCGCCCACCGATGCCGACCGGAAATCGGTGACAGACAGAACGCTTTCGCAATTGCAGGCCGGGATGATCGCGCCGCACGCCGCAGCTCTTCGCTTGGCTGCGGCCGAGGGCGTTCCCGCTGCGGATATCGCACGGTTTGCAGACGAGGCAACGAAATTTGGATCGCACAAGGAGAAATGACAGATGAAGAACGATGAACAGCAGCAGGCGGGCACTGAGCCTGCCAACGTCCCGGCCGTCGACGGCGACACGAGCACACAGGCTCGAATCGAGAGGCTGACGCGGGAAAACGAGGAGTTCCGACGTCGGGCGGACGAAGAACGTCGCTCGCGCCTCACCGAGGATCAGCAGGTTCGGGAGGAACGCGACAGCTTGGCGCAGGAGGTGCAGCGTCTTCAGACGCGGGAGATGCAGAGCCGGATTGGCGCGGAGTTCAGGCTGCCGGCCGAGATTGCGCAGAGGCTCAACGGTGCCACGGAAGAAGAGATGCGCACGGACGCGGAGGCGCTCTCGCGGCATGTGGCGAGGCCGCACGCCGGCACGCCCACCGATCCGGCCCGCGAGCCGCGGGCGCCGCAGACGATAAAGCGCTCGCAACTGCGCGCCAACCCGGAGTTTGCACGGTCTCCCGAAGTAATGCGGGCGGCTCGGGAAGGACGGATAGTGAACGACTGACGCACCGCAAACGACTGTTCGTCACGACCAGTGATTGCAAGAGCGGCGACCGCGTGCCGCCTAGATGACGCTAATTTGGTTAGCGTCTTTTTTGCTGCCATAGGAGCAGAATATGCCTTCGAACGATTTTATCACCACTACGGAAGCTGCCGGATTTATACCGGAAATTTGGCTTGGGGTCGCCCTCGGGCGCCTTAGGAGCTACTTGACCGTGCAAAGGACGGTCACCATGGACTCGGATCTGGAAACAGGCGCGTTCCAGGTAGGACAGGTGCTGCACCTGCCGAAGCGTGGCGCGCTCACGGTGAACGACAAGACGCAGAACGCCAACTACACAGTTCAAAACCCGTCGTCGTCCACAATCGACCTCACGCTCGATCACCATAAAGAGGTGACATTTGCCGTTGAAAGCCGCACGGTCAGCACGGTGAACCAGGACGTCATCCAGGGATATGTGGAGGACGCGGCAATTGCAATTGCGGAGCAGATCGACACCGATCTCTTCACGCTCTCGGCAAGCGTTCCGAGTGAGCAATCGATCCCGATCACTGCGGCCGGTGTGCCGTCCACAATTACGGAGGGAGCAATCCAGTCGGCCCGCAAGATGCTGGTCGACAACAAGGTTCCCGCGCCTCAGCGCAAGTACGGCGTGATCGCGACCAGCCAGACCAACGCGCTGTTGTCGATCGATCGCTTGGTTCGCTACGACGCGCTTGGAGTCTCGAACGACATCACCAACGCCACGGTCGGCAACGGCGTCCGCACCATGGATGCCAGCATCGGCCGGCTGTACGGGTTTGAGCTCTGTGAGAGCCAATTGGTGCCGACGTCGGGCTCACCTGCCGTCGCTTCGAATCTGTTCTATGCCCGCGATGCCATGTTGATGGCCACACGCGCGCTGGAGCTTCCCGATCAACGGTACGGGGTGATGGCCACGGTGATGACCGATCCAGACAGCGGGATCACCATGCGCCTCTTGCACAGCTATCAGCACATGGCCGGCGGCCACCTCATAACCCTTGACGTCCTCTACGGCTTCACGCTGATGCGGCCCGAGCATATTGTGAAGGTGGTGACCAGCGCATAGCGGCAATCCGTTCACATTTCCGTGAGCACTCGTAACTAAGGGGTGGAAAGCAATCTGGCCTTTGTGTGCAGGTTGTTGACCACCCCTCTGTGTGCGGCAACGCAGCAATGGAGTGCGAATCAAATAGGGGATTATTATGAATGTCGACAGCGATGGGTGGCCGACGGTGGCAGCGGTGCTGGCGAGGACGGCGGTGTTGGGGGATGCAGTGGAGTTGTCTGCCGCGCAATCGGCAGAAGCGGCAGACATTTTGACAGAGGTGATCACACAGTTCCAATCTCCCGCGCCAACAGGCACAGGCCGGCGCTTTACTCCGGTTACGGAAACACGGACGTTCGATGGATCGGGGCTTCCGGAGATGCGGGTGCCAGAAATGGTTCCAGGTGCGCCGTTCACAGTCTTTGTGTATGAGACGCCGGTCACCGACGTCGTCCAGCGTGCCGATTACCGCGGGTTGGGCGTCACCGTCCTGGCAAGGCCGTTCTCATGTGCCGGTTCTGGCTTTTTTGCTCCGGCCCTTGGGGATTTCTCGCCGCAGGCGATTGACGGCGTTTTCCCGGCAGGCAAGCAAAACATTATCGTTTCCGCCACGTGGGGTTACGCGGCGCAGGTGCCCGCAGACGTCGCCATGGCGGTGGCGGGCGAAGCTGCGGCGAGGGTCATGATAGAGGTCGTCGGCGGCAGCGGCGGTATACCATCGGTGCTTCGCAGCCGGACGACCGAAGTGCAACAAGGCAATACGCCGTTGGCGCAGACGACGAGCGCAATCACAGCTTGGCGCTCCATCTACCGTGATTGTGTGAGACGGTATCGCGACACAGGGCTGTGGAAGCTGGCTGCGATTGCCGGAAGGATGGTTTGAAATCAGATGGGCTCCTCGTATGCAACGCAAATTGGTGCGCGGTCGGCCATGCTTCTTTCCGCGTTCCGCCAAAGGCTGGGGGTGACGGTGACGTGGCGGGGTCAAAGCTATGCGGCGCTGGTGGATCTTCCCACGAGACGGCAGCTCAAGTACATTTCCGGCGGCACGCCTCAGAACGCCGCCGAGCCGGATGTGCGAACCGTCGAGCTCACGCCGGCTGATTTCGACGGCAGCGTCCCACAGGAAGGCGACACCGTGACGTTGGACGATGGATCTGGCCCTATGGAGTTTGTCATTGGACGATTTGGGACGACGAGGATGGCCGATATCCCACAGGGCTACCATCTTCTTGTGTTCCGGCCTGCCCCTGCCGATTCGGCCACGGAGGCGGCTTCAGGCGAGGCCGGTGCGGGCAAGCGGAAATCGGTGGCACCGTTGTTGCCATAAAGAACGCACGGGCGTGGACAGTCTGCCGTGTTGGGAGAACGAGCATTGGTTACTAATCTCAGTGTGAAAGTATGCAACTGCGCCGTCCTGCTCACGTGGGACGGCGTGCCAAACGTCACATATTCTGTGGTGCGCACCGATCCAGGGACGTCGTCTTCAAGGTGCATCGCTTCGGGGCTAGTGCGGCCGCAGTGGTTGGACACCATTGCCACTGGCCTTGCACCCGGCATGGCCGTTGCCTATGGCGTTACAGTGGATGAAAGCGCCGACCCGCCTGCCACGGCAGATGCCGTGTTCGGCACACCGAAAAGGACGTTTTTGCCCACGGTGCAAGCCGCGGTGGCGGCGGTGAGGCAGGCCGTGGCCTTTGTCGCCGTGCCGTCGATCAATGCCGGGCTCGCTGCGGAGATGGTGCTGCCGTCGTCGTCCCGCCCCGTCCAGTTTGGCGATTCGTCGGTGGTTACAGGCGACTTGCAGGCCGTTTCCGAGCCAACGCTATGTGTCCGCTTCGAGTCGTTGTCCATGGTGCCCGTGGGGTCGGGCATATACGACCTGTCGATCGACACGGCAATCGTTGTCCGTCTTCCCAATGCGGGAGACAGCACTCCCGAGGATTACGAGCTTGTGGGGCTGTCCGTGATAGACGCAATCACGCACACGCTTTCGGGCAAGCTTTTCGCCTTCGTCGCATCGGCCGATCTCGCAACCGGCAAACCCATGTTGCCTGGCACCGCCGTGCTTCAGGACGCTCACGTGATCTCGGCCCGTCGCGACACCGGCGACACGGTTTCACTGGGAGGCGCAGCGAGGCTGGTGTCCTGGACACTGATTCACCGGTGCTCGATCTCGCAAGGGTAGCGCCGGGCCGTTGCCCCTCACGGGCCCTTTCGTTTTTCAAGAGGGTATCTGGATTTCGGCATTGCCGAAACGTAAATTCTTAGTTTGATTGGAAACCAAAATGCCAACTACCACTGTATTTCCCAATGCCTTGTTTCGGCGCGGATTTTCTGGAACAAGCACGTTTGCTACTAATCTGGCGTCGGGCTACGGCACGGCGTACTCATTTCCATTTCGGGACATCAGCCTCGATATCACCGAAAATTCGGCATCGCCGATCTTGGCGGATTCATCGTCGATCCCGCACAACCGCGTGCTAGGGTTGACGTTGGGGCAGTTGATGCAAAGCGGGCCGGTGATGCCGGATCGCGGGTGGGCTGGGTTTCTTACCGATGCTTTTGGCCCACGGACAAACGGGTTTTTACCACCTTTTGGGTTGACCTTAGAACCCTCGTCAGGTGACACCTCTGCCACCATTGCCGGTGTTTACTGGCAGAAGAGCGTGCTCGAAGGGCGGTTCAGCCAGCGAGGCGACGAGATGCTGATCGGGTACCAGGCGCATGCGATCGTGTTGGACCCGGCCAATGTCTCGGCTATTTCGCCGCTCACTGCCGCAGCAGGCACGGGGCTGGCGGGTGCTGGCCTGAGCTCGTTTGCCGCATGTTCGGTGCTCGTCGGCTCTGCCGCAGCGGACGGCATGCGCTCGTTTCGATTGACCCTTGACAATCGAACCCAGGTTCAGCCGGCGATGGCAGATACGACGCACCGGATCTCTGCCGGCGCAACGCCTGGGCCGATTGGCGGCGAATTGGTGCTGACGCAGCTTCGAGGCGCGGCTAGCCCGCTGCCGTCAATCGATGGGGTGTACGGCATCACGCTGACAATTCCCACTGGCGACGGTTCGCATATCTTGACCCTTGCCCTTTCAGTGGCATACGAAAGCGCCGCGCAGCGGTACCAGGCGGCAGATTTCAATCAGCAGGCGTACACATACTCGCTCTTTGGCACGTCCACCGGCAACGCGACCAATTCGGCTGGATATCCGTTTGTGGCAAGCTATGAGTAAAGCACGGACGTACAGGGTGAGGCGGCGTGTTCGGATCTACCGGCGCCTTCTCGGAGCAAGAAAGGGGGCAGTTGGCCGAGCTGCCCTTCCGAAGTGGGAATCGCCCGTGCCGCCCTTGCGCTTCGCTGCTAAAACGGCAGATGGAATTGATGTCAAGCTGCTGCCTGCGGACAAGAATGGGCGGTCGGTGATGTCAACAGGGACGGCGGAGGAAACCCCTGGCAACGTGCCCGAAGTGCCGGTGCGCCTGACGGGCCTAAGGCAGGCGACGATGGTGGGGACGGGCACGGTGCGGGCGAACACGCCGTCTTCCCCAACATATCCGCAAACGACCAAAGTCCGACCATCCACGAAAAAAAGCGCCCAGCACCGCGCAGACACGGTAGATGCAGACACGGATCTGGCAGAGTTGGAGCCGCCAGACACAATGTCCAACAGGGCAAGAGCGGAGGCGGCGGCTGGCTCTGCACATGCAATGGCGAGCGCCGAACAGCAGCAGGAAGGCAGCGTAGGAGCAGATTTAGACCAGGCGGGCACCGAGAGGTTAGACATAATGTCTGTGCCCACTTACAAGGACGATGAGGGCGACAGATCACTATTGGAAAATGGCCTGGAGGACGATGATCGTGGGGTGCTGCACACCGATATGCTGAGTGTGCGTGGCATGCGAACCCGGGAACCTGGCGAGACTCCGCGTGTGAGGAAGAACGCGCGGCGGTACGTCGCGAACCCGAGTGAGGCGGCTGCGCATGTCATGCCGTTTTCCGATGACAATGTCAAACAGGACGCTGCCCCATTTGCCCATGAGGAAGCGGACGCGAACCAGTCGCAAGGCGAAGACGTGTTCGCAAAGTCGCAGTTCCCACGTTCTCCGACAATGGCGACGAGCGACACGGCGCAGATATTGGCCGCGCTTGCGCAAATCCAGGAAATCGTCCGGGAGATATTCTCGGAACTGCACACCAGTGGCCGCACGGTTGGTGGTGTGCCGAGTTTGGGGCATATTGCCGTTGGCGGCGCGTCAATCAATGAAGCGCTCGGCAAGCGGGCCGGGGATGTGCGGCTGAGGTGAATTATGGATTTGGTGCCTTATCTATCGTTGTCCACCGATGCGCCCATCAATGTGCGGGGCGTGTTGGCTCAGGCAACTTATGAATTTGCCGAGCAGTTTGGCGAGACGGCGTGCTTGGTGGGCGCGGTCAACTCCGGGTGCAGGATAGATCCGGCGGCTCGCTTGCTCAGCGGACGGCCGTCACCTGTTTTTGCTGATTTTCCCCTGGCTTCCGAAGCTGCGGGTCCGGGGCAGTGGACAGGGTCGACCCAGGCGGGAACGAACGCTGCGGCGAGCCCCGGATCGTGGGTACTGGTTGCGGACCCAAACAGCGGCAAAATGGGCGCGCTGATGGACGATTGCAGCGATCCGGTTTCCTTCACACTTGCGCAGACGCCGCCGGCGGGCGGGAATCCGATTTACGACGGGTACGGTTACACGGTGGACATTGTTCGCGGCGACCCTCCTGTATCTGCCTCTCGAACACCTTCGGAGACATATCTCATATGGCATCTCGGTACCGGATGGAAGATCGAGGCGCGTTACGGTCAACCGTTTGTCCTCTATCAAGACATCGCGAACAACCCGAACAACCCATCATGGGCCGAGATGCGACGCTCGGACGGGTGGGAGGACAGCGCGGCGTATCTGAAATCGCGCAACGGCCGTCTTAGCCTCACAGTGCTCTGCTATCCTGCGCGCAACACCATTTCGATCAGCATCGGAGGCAGTGACATCGATTTGAGCTACACCGCTGCGGCCCTCCCGTTTCCATCGGGGCCGTATATGCTGGAAGGGCGCAATGGCAAGGTCAGGGTGCAATTTTGGACATTGGGATATCCCGCAACATGGGCGTACACAAGCAAGATGCGCCGCCTGCCCTACGCACCCCAGAATCCGGCGAGCGGTGTGCAAATATCGCTGTGGCCGGCACCGACGAACGCTTCCACGGTTGGACACCGGTTTTTCAACGTCAACCCTCCCGTTTCTCAGCCTTATCCCAATGGCTGTGCCGCCACTGTTTTGGCCGTTGCGGCCGTTGCTGACGCGACGTATTGGAACTACGTGATCACATGCACGGCACCGGCCACCAATGTGGACGGCAGCTCGCCCTTTTCTCCGGTGCTCGATTGGGTTTCCGTGAATTTTCCGTCGATATCCTATACCGCGACTTACTCGATGCCGGTCAAAGTGACGCCCGTGCGGGTCGAGCCTCATCTGTTCTTCGACTGGAACACGCTGACGGGCACGGCGTACTGCGATATAACGCTTGACAACAGCCGGGGCCAAAACTCTTTCTTTTCCGGAATGCGGGCTGGCACATTGACATTGGGCTGGCAACTGCCCGACGGAAGCGTCGTTTCCTATCCGTATCTGTCCGGATGGTTTGGCGAGACAAACGAGTTCATAAGGGCTGATCCGCAGCGGTTGAGCCGACACCGGATGTACGACATGACATACCCTCTGCGGGTGAACGCTTGCGGGGAGCTGGGATGGTTCGACGGATGGTGCATTTACGCGGCGATGCGATTTCTCGCGGAGGCCGGCGGCGTGATGTCCGACCCGACGTCGTTTGACTGGCTTCAGTACGTGCCACAAGGCACCGCCGGCCCGTGTGCAAGTGGGCCGAACCCGACTGGCTGCACACATCCGCAAATTCCGTTCACGCCCGGAGTGAGGCCGCGTTGGCAGCCGAACCAGTCGGCGTCGCTCTGGAGCGAGATGGTGCGGATTGCCGTTCGCTATCGGCAGGTGCTGGGAGGTGATCAGAACGGCTACTTGCGCACAGGTGCCTATGCCAGCAACACGGGAGTGCCATATCTTGGAAGTTTGGGCATGGCCATGTCACCAGCGCTGTTTCAGTTTCAAGGAGCAGGGACGTCGACCATTGCGGGGCTGCCGTACCTCAACGAGTTTGACGGGGAGCTGAGAGCGGTGGTGAGCGTTGCCGACGTCCGGTCGAGTGTGTCGCTTGTCGGGCGAGATCCGCAGGATTGGGGGCCGTTAGCCGTCACCGACAGCGACAATTACACCAGCGTGGTTTTAGACCCGACGTCCCCGATCCATCGCGGCTTTCCGTGCGCAATGGTAGATCTTGATCCGACGTTCACAGATACGGCGTTCATGGAGAGCGCTGCGGCATTGATTTCGCAGCAGTGTGCAATTCCCACTCTGAACGTTGATTTCGGGGCGATTTTCCAGCCGAACCTGTTTCTGCATCAGACGGTGGACGTTTTTGATCCGCTCGTGCTCGGCATCGCACCGATCACGTGCCAGGTAATGGGAATCGACGGCGATTTTGGCCTTGACCCGCACACAAAACGGACGGTGTGCAAATGCCGGATTATGGCGAAGTCCGTGGTGAACTGGTGAGCTATGAAAAAATCGGCTGCGGCAACTGGGAGAACAGTGACGGCTTCCTGCACGGTCACGGGGACGGCGGCGTGCAACTGGCGGGCAACAACAACGTCCACCGGCGCGGCGCCTTCGGGGTTCGGGTCGATCGCGGACGAGTTTGTGACGGTGCCGGGGATCGGAACCGTGGTTGGCGCGCAGGCGCTCGGCTTCGGGCTGACGTTCCTGCCGACGGGAATGGACCATCCCACCAACGGCCAGGCCACCGGCGTTGCGCTGTACC